TACAAGACGCACTCACTGATTACCTACACCTCTCTGTTAAAGATGGCTCTGTGTTTTGGTGCTCAGGGAGAAAGAAATAAAACTGTTTACAACAACATCATGCAGGCTATTGCATATCTACCAAATAGACCAGAGGCGTACTTTCTATTGTCTAGAATTAAAGAACGCAATAAGGAGTATCAAGAGTGCTACACCTACGCAGAGTTAGGTTTACTATTTGCAACCAATTCTTACAACCAATCACTTCCAGGGTATGTTGAATACAACGGAACTTACTGTTTATTGTTTGAGAAGGCTGTTGCTGGATGGTGGATTGGACGCAAATATGAAAGTAAAACTTTATTTCAACACCTATTAGACGATCATGCTATGACTGAAGAGTATGTAAATGGATGCCTTAATAATCTGAAGTTGTTTGTCTAATGTTTCCTAACTGGTTTAAGGATGTAGAGAAATACTTTAGACATGTACCAAGTGTTCCACTTCGTGCACTACAGATCGGCACCTACACAGGGGACGCCACGCAGTGGCTACTTACTAATCGGGAGATTGAATATCTAGATGATGTAGATACGTGGGAGGGCAGTGAAGAAGTCGCCCATGAATCTCTGGATTTTTCTTCAGTAGAGGCCTACTACGATTCAAGATTCCCAAAGGATGGAAGGATCTTAAAGCATAAGATGACCAGCGATGAGTTCTTCTTAAGAGGCGCTAGTTCATATAACTTCATATACATAGATGGGGATCACACAGCCCTACAGACCGCTATAGATGGCTTGAATGGCTTTAGGCACCTGGAATCAGGTGGAGTGATGGCCTTTGATGACTACCTCTGGAACTACGGCGGTAAGGAGTACCTAGAGCCTAAGAGAGGCGTTGATTGCTTCCTTAATGTATGTAGGGGCGAGTATACGATCATTGAATCTGGCTACCAGGTATGGATTGAGAAGTGTTAGATAACGCCTGCTTTGAAGTCTTTCATACTGATACTGGAAATGAATTAAGGAACAAATCTTATGAGGGCATTTTAAAATCAATGTCCTTCTTACCTCGTCTTAATTCTCCTACTATGTATCTAAATACCGCTGATAAGGCTGAAACATTTATTAATCAGACACCTAAATTTAAAGTCAACACCGTCTATGATTTTTGTAAACCAGGAGAGACCTTTCCACCAAGTTCTGGGGTCATAGGAGTTTGGGCAAGTAATTACTTGGCTTATAAAAAGTTTTTAGAATCTGACAAAGATGTATTAATAATTTTTGAAGATGACATAGTTATTAGCAATAACTTTAAAACTATTGCTGAGATGTATATAGGTGAACTTATGCCTATCTGGGATTTCTTTTCATTCTTTGTTCCAGATGATTCACTATTTGCTTATAATCAATCTGAACACGATATTGGTGAAGAACATATTTGCAAATCATATCAACAATGGTCTTGTGCAGGATATGCCGTAAGTAGACGTGGTGCAGAAAAGGCTGTTGTAGATATTGAGTCTAGAGGAATTAATTGTCCTGTAGATTGGTATATTTTTAACTTTAGAATGAAACAAGAAGAAAATCAAATGCGATTTAATACATTTACAGTAAAACCACAGGTATATAAACCTATAAAGTTTTTACAAGAAGCAGCACAATACAGTCAAATACATAACGGTAGTACAGAGTTACTTAGTAAACATCCATAACATCGTTTATAACAACTTCATCAGTAGCGCCACTAGTGCCTTGCGTACCTTGGGTTCCTGTACCAGTAGTACCTTGCGTACCTTGCGTACCTTGGGTGCCTTCAGTACCTTGAGCACCTTCAGTTCCCTGTGAACCTACAGTTCCTTGGGCTCCATCTACACCTTGAGTACCCTGTGTTCCTTGAGCACCTTCGGTACCTTGAACGCCCTGTACTCCTTGAACGCCCTGAGTTCCTTGAGCACCCGTATCACCCTTGTCACCAACACGAGCAAATGTTACATATAGGTTGTCATTATTAATGACTGATAGAGTTCCTGTTACATGAGCAATTGGGACGTTAAAGTATGCTCCACCACTTTCGTGCGTATGAGTACCAGTAATTTGGAAGAATGCAAAACTGTTCGCATCTCCAACTTCGGTGAACTTGATAGTTCCTTTAATTCCAGAGGTTGAGTCATCAATTGTTTGTAGTAGTTGTGAAATATCATTTGAAGCAAAATCAACGTTGTCTATGTATAACGCAGTTGCACTAGAGATAGTTGCATTATTAAACTTTAAATTTCCACTACCTGGATCAGTATTTTCTGTATTAGTTAAGAAATTATATTCATGAGTTTCGCCACCAAATGTTCCAGTAGCACCCTGAGTTCCAAGAGTTCCCTGAGTTCCTTGTGTGCCCTGTGTACCCTGTGTACCTTGCGTACCCTGAGTTCCCTCAGTTCCTTGAACGCCTTGGGTGCCTTGAGTTCCCTGTATACCTTGAGTACCTTGTGTGCCTTGAGAGCCTACGGTTCCTTGTGTACCGTCAGTGCCCTGAGTGCCTTGAGTTCCTTGAGTTCCTTGAGTGCCTTGAGTACCTTGAGTACCTTGAGTTCCATCAGCGCCTTGAGCACCAACTGTACCTTGCACACCCTGTAGACCTTGCACACCTTGCACACCTTGTACACCTTGTACACCTTGTACACCCTGAGTGCCTTGTACGCCCTGTACACCTTGAACTCCTTGTACACCTTGAAGACCGCCATATGCAAGAGAGTTCCATGCAGTAGAGCCATTACCTACTTTAAATTTACCAGTGTCAGTTTCTGTTCCAACTTCACCAGCAGCAAGCGTCGGATTATTTGACGACCATTGCGCTTCAGTACCTCGTCGTAACTTGATTGTTACTGCCATTAAACTACTCCTCCACCATCGTAGGAACTCGTGTACACATCACTTCCACCTGCTTCATCTCCACCGTCTGCTACGCCGCTTACGGAATCAGAGCCGCCAAGTTCATCCCCACCTTCAATGATATCAGCAGCGGCGTTTGCAAGAATTTCAAGCCACTCGACTCCATCAAATACATACACATTACGTGCATCGGTATTGTAATAGAGATCACCAATGTAACGACCAGCAGGTTCTGAACCTACCGCCAGTACGTTAATTGGTACAAGCGCTCTTTTACTCATGTATTACGCCTTAACTACTACCCTGTATGTTTCACCTGATTGTGGAGCCACTGCAAATCCGATAGTTACAGCATTTGTAGTTGTTGCAACTATGTCAGTAACTACCTCATTATGAGCAGCATCCCAGACAGTTACTAACACATCTCGTGTTGAAAGATTGTGTGTAATTGTGAAGGTTGTTGCTGTATATGGATTTACTGGAGTAATAGTTTCTGCATAGGTTCCAAGTTGTCCAGAGGTACCTTGAGCACCCTCTGTTCCTTGGGCGCCAGTAGTTCCTTGTGCACCAGCAACACCAACAGCACCAGATAGATTTACTGTCCATGAAGCGTATGTTCCAGAACCAATATGCTTAGTCTTAGTAAATACAAGGGCGCCAGTTCCAGAGTTATAACTTGAAACGGTACCGTATTGAATATTGCTGACATCGTATGCAACAGTGATGTCTTGACCGACAGAGTAATCAACTGCTAAATCTGCAACAGTAATTGTTTGAGATCCGCTGTTTGCTAATGTGAAGGATGTTGTAGAGGTTGTGGAGTACTTATCTCCATCAAGACCTGCAGTACCTTGAGTACCCTGAGTTCCTTGGGCACCAACAGTTCCTTGAGTACCTTGAGCACCCTCTGTACCTTGAGCACCAACAGTTCCTTGGGTTCCTTGAGAACCGACGCTTCCTTGAGCACCTTCAGTACCTTGAGCACCTTCAGTTCCCTGAGCACCCTCAGTGCCTTGAGAACCAACAGTTCCTTGAGCACCAACAGTTCCTTGGGCACCAACAGTTCCTTGAGCACCAACAGTTCCTTGAGAGCCTACGGTTCCTTGAGCACCTTGGGTTCCTTCAGTTCCTTGGGTTCCTTCAGTTCCTTGTGAACCTTCTGTTCCCTGTGTACCATCTGTTCCTTGAGTTCCTTGGGTTCCTTGAGTACCTTCAGTTCCCTGAGCACCGTCTACGCCCTGTGTGCCTTGTGTTCCTTGAGCACCTACAGTTCCTTGAGTGCCGTTAGTACCTTGTGTGCCTTGAGAACCAACAGTTCCCTGTGCACCCTGTGCACCTTCAGTTCCTTGTGCACCTGCAGTACCTTGTGTACCCTGTGCACCAGTATCACCAATGTCACCAGTACGAGCAAATGTAATAATAATGTCATCATTATTTGCAAAAGTTCCATTTAGAGATAGATCATTAACTGGGACAGTAAACCATCCTAAGTTATTTGTAGATGTTCCATTAATTGTGAATAGTGCGTAGGTTGCTGAGTCAAACTTCTTAGAGATTCGTAAATGACCTTTAATTGTTGAGGTTGAATCATCAATGGTTTGTAAGAATAAAGTGATGTCTGCAGAGTTATCATCATTACTATCAATGTAGAGTTCTGTAGCACTTGCAAGATTTGTAATATTAAACTTTAAATTTCCTGTGCCTGTATCTGTAGCACCAGTGTTA